GGAACGATGTAAATTGATTTTGGATCGAGATATTCATTGCCCTGAACCAACGAGCCATTAACATAGGTATCGAAGAATTGAGGGTATGAAATCAGGTTAAAGTTATACGAGCCGGCCGACACCGGGCCGTGGTCAACAAAGCCCGATGCTTTACGCAAAGCCGGGGTTAATCGGTCAAGGTTCCAGTTGAATATTGCGCCTCTTTTCAATACCGCAGGGTTGCTGATATAAGCAGCGTAAACCGCGCTACCCATTATCACATTATAAACGGCTGCATTTGATTTGCCGACAGTTCTTAAGAATGTGGCGGCGGCGGTTAATACGGTGTTAGGATCTGCGGTCGATGTGTTATTGCTGCCGTTAGTCCAATAGTTACCAGAACCCAAATCAACAATAGATGCTGATTTACGTCTGAAATCAATTGTTGAACCATCATTCAGGGTAACAATACCATTTTTCAAAACCGAAGCGCACTGATTTTCATAAGCACGTTCAATCTTATCCTGGCATAGCATCAGCTTTTCGGCAGACTGTTGCAAGAACCGGCCAAACACGATATCAGAAATCAGGGCCGTAGGATCAGCATAAAGCTGATCATATCCGTCCAGTTGAGTAACATCGAAATACTCATCATACATCGGAGGCGTAAACAGCTTTTCGGTTGATTGCCCGAAGATGTTACTGTTACCGGTTGTTCCCCGGATAACGTCTTTAGCTATCAATTCAGCTACACGCTCAGTCTGTGTAGTGATATTCTTTGTCCAGCTTTGTGTTGGAGTAAACAACGACTGTAAAGTCATTGGAGCCTCAACCCTGTCTGATAATACCGCTACAAGTTTGTTCGTGTAGAGTTTCTGCGCATCCTGAATGGCTATATTGCCCATATCTTAAATTTTAATTTTTGAATTAACAAGCAAACCTTTTAATAATTATCCGGCATTGTGTTTTGATCTGAGTAAATCAATTTGATACCCAACCCGGTAATCAAATCTCTTACCCTGGTTCCGGCGGTGTATCCGTCAGTCACAACAGTATCCAAAGTATCGCTACCCTGTAAGCCTAACAACTGCTCGGCTACCTGGCCACGGATGCAATAAGGCTGTCCCTGTTGGTATGTTTCGCCATATACGATATACACATCATTCATCAAAATACCTACGGGTCTTTGTGAGCCATCGGTTGCGCCGTGTGTCCACGGAACCAAAAAGCCGGTTGCCGTAACGCGACCTAATACCGTTCCGGCTGGAACTGTTACATCGGTGCTACCTGAGTTGTTATAATAAAAAGTATTGTTATCAGAATAGAAGTCGTTGTTGAAAACGAACAGCTTTGTTAAATCAGTATTAACGAATAACTGATTCTGACCTCTGAATACTATGGAATTTTGTGACATACAAAAGATTTATTTTGAACTTAAAAAATAGCTTTCCTTATGCTTTTGCAGCAACTTTTTTACCGGTTGTTTCGGCCAAGTATTTGTCAACACCTGCTTCAAATTCAGCAATAGCTTCATTTTTCTTTGCGGCTTCTGCTGCTTTGGTATCCGCTATCGGTGTATCCAGCGGCTTCGCGCTTTCTTTTGCAAGGGCAGCGAGTGCTTCCGGGCTATTCTGCTTCAAAGTCATTTCATTGGTAAATTCGGCAGTTACCTTTTTGCGCTTTTTAATCATTTTTGCGCAAGCCTTAGGATCTACTTTGCGGAAAGCATTTATAGCCATTACGCGCTCGTATTCCTTATCCTCACCCTTTTGCACTGCCTCTTTGTAAAGAACAGGATAAGCGGCTTTCAATTCGTCAAGTGTTTTTATTTCTGCCATAACGGGTTTTTTAGATTTATCTTCGGTTGCGGTAGCCGCAATTTGAAAGTATTTCATTGTATCTGCCATTGCGGTAGCTTCGGCAGGGGTGAGCGTATTGATCTTGTTTACAAGTCCGATTTTTTGAGCAACATCGGCCCCAAAATGAATGTCTGGAGTATCCTTTTTTTCAAACATATCAGCTATTGAATAGCCGGTTAGTTCCTTCATTTTTTTACTGTCAATCTTCTTTTCAAGTCCCGCTCTTAAATCGGCGTTCATTGAATCCAAAAAAGCCTGGTCAACTTCATCCGAGACATACATATCCGCCGGATGTGCCATGAATTTTGATATAGAAGAACATTCGACAACATCGGCAAATGCTAGGGCGTATAAACCCATCGACATTGCGGCCCCGTCAACTTTGATAGTGGTTTTTGCTTTGCCAACGCGCTCACGCATCTTTATGCAAATTCCCCAACCGGCCAAAACAGATCCCCCGGGAGTATTCATTCGGATACAAATATCGTTATCTGCATTTTCTTCCATTTGCGCCAAGAGATTCTCAGCAACACCTGAATAAATTGGAGAGTATAGATATAATTCTTTATCCTTCACGAAAACAAAATACACACATAAAAAAGCCTGTTAAAAATTTTTGCGCAAAAATTAAGCAAAATTTGCGCAAACTATTATATTAGCATCATGGATAAGAAAGAAACCCAATCTGAAAAGTTTACGACAAATATTAACCTTTCGGGTGTGCCTGTAAAGACTAAAGAGGCAATAGATAACAAGGCCGATAAGTTAGGAGTGACAACGGCCGGATATATTAAAAATCTTATCAATCAGGATTTGAAAGCCGATAAGGATAGGTTTGAGAAAGCCGGTTAATTATTCCTGTTCCTCACTCTCAATCATTTTCATAGCCGCGTCCATTAGTTTCTGAAATACATCAGCCTCTAATGTTTTTTCCAAAGCACGATGTAACGCGCTGGCCTTTTCTTTATCCCCATCCTTATCATCTTCTGCCGGTGGCCCGGTGCGCTGATCCTTTGGTATTTTAATCTTCGCCTTTTTAGTCTGCTTTAACTCTTTGGCATACTGATCAATAATAGCGGGAACATCGGACATTTCGCCCAAGTCTTCAAGTATCTTTTCGACAGTGCTAAATGGAATACCCGCACCGGTTACGCCTAGCTTTAAACGCGCTGCCATTATCTCTTTCAATGGGTCAATATTTGCAACCGCGCTACCTATCCAATGGCAATGACGATAAGCATCTAAAACAACTGTATCCTTTCTTACAAATGCTTTTAAATATCCAGGTGCCTGAACTCTGTTCTGCAAAACAAGGATGTGAAAAAACAACTCATAAATAGGCTGTAAGAATTGCATACCGAAATCAATACGGTCTTGTTTTATGATTCCCTCCCAATCTTTAATTGCCGCGCGTGATGCTGAATAGTTGCTATCATACATTGACCTTGCAACTTCCGGCGGTATGCAATAACAGGCGCATATTTCTTCGAAGTTAGTATCGGTAAAATCTTTATAATATAAAATACCATCGCCCTGTTGATTCAGTGTTTTTATCTCTGAGCCTTTAGGCATATTCAATGCCGTTTTATTGTGAGTAGCAACGGCGGTTTTGTCAAGGCTTATACCGTTAATATCTCTAGGTATATCATCAGTCACAACAGCATCGGCATTTTTAATAAATGCTAATGCCTGAACATTTGGATTTTGACCGGTGCTAAATTCTTTGTGAATTACTTGATAAGATACCTTCGCGCGTTCTTCAGCTGTTCCGATTGTAGCCTCTTTGTATCGCTCAATCTTTTTAAGAGTTTCAAACACTGGCGATAATGCTGGCATACCCCTTTTATTATCTATACGATATTCAAGGCCCGTAACAACATAGGCCATTGTTAAACCTGTGCTTTTACTCTTAGCCTCAACACGCTCAAATGTTCCGGTGTAATAACTGTAACCCGCTGCCGGATTTGCAGTGCGGACATAATACGCCACAACTTCACTACTAGCATTATACTCAATACCGTTACGGATATTATTACCGGCCCCAGGTTCGCCTTCCGGCACTTTGTAAGCATAGTAATCATTACCCATGATCGGATTCCATATGTGCGCTCCGTCAATAAGTTGCACTGTAATTTGGCCCGTTTTACTTACACGTAATATCACTAACACATCGCCTCCAACTTCACGATTTGTAAAGGCTATTGCCATTTGTTTTCGGAGGTTATATTTACCGTGGCAATCGCTGGATTTTGATTTACAAAAGTTTTCAAAGTATGCCTCTACTAAATCATTGAAGTCTTCAGAATCAAAATCAATGCCCTCCGCTTCCAATACTTTCATGTGCGGATTGCTTTGTAATTTCAACCCGCTACCGATAATAGCTTTTGTCTTTTTGCTGATAATGGTATGCGCAATCGAAGATTCAAGATATGCTTGCCATGAGCGAAGTAACAGCGCATTATAATCTAACTGATAAGAACGTATCGGCCCCATTTCACCGAGGTTCTTTTCGCCGTTATAGCTGATACCGAATATCTGTAATGTTCCCTGCTCTTGTCCGTAATAGTAAGCATTGGCCGACATAGCCCGCTCCTGCTTCTCTATTTTAAATTCAGTAAAAGAAACTGATTCTGCTTCAAAAGAATTAAGCCTCATTATATATAGTTTTAATTACTGATTCCAATTCAACATCGCTAATTTCGGGAACGTCTTTTTTTATCGCACCCATTACATAATTCTGCTCTACCGATAGATTATAAACAGTTTTTTCTAACAGACACTTAACGCGATATGCAAGTGCGTAAATCATGCCACGTTCTTTGGCTGTTTTTATTCTTTGCTCAGAGTAGTATTCCAACTTTAGAATATATAGTCTTTCGGCATTTTCAAACATAATTTTAAACGCATTCACTTTATCGTCTACCTCAATGAGTTTATTGTCTTGCTCAATTTGTTGCTTGCCAATGATATTGGCTAACTCATCACGCATCATTATAAATGGACATAGCCATTTGATAAATCTCTTAAAAACGTCCTGCGCCATAATAAGGTAGTCTAAAGTTTTTTCCATCGACAAGGTGCATACTGCGCCCGTTAATGGTATTAATATAATGTTCCTTGATTGCTTGCATTGTGGTTATCGCGTTCATTACCTCCTGAGGACTGCGATACATGCACTTCACTTTTGTTTGACCGGTATCTAAGTCATACTCA